AGCGACAGTAAATGTCAGCCCCGGCAAGCACGTTATCCGCACGATGCCCGAACTACCAGCGGTAGTTGCATCAAATATAGGGCTGGCATCAATCTGCGCAGCCAGCTCAGTGGCGGCATCTTCCTTCTGTGTGTCACTTGCAGTTACAAGATTAAAGCGCCGCACTGCAATGTCACCGTTATCTCTCACCGTGAGGAATGCGCGTATTGAGGTTCCTGCCGGAATGTCCTCTATTGCCCTGATCCGCGCCGCTTGTAGTTCCGTTCCGTAAATGTCCAGCAATTCGAAAAACAACGCAGCGCTAGCCGAAGCAGAGTAATCACTCTTTGTCATGTCCATCGGACGGTTAACATTGCGAAGGTCCGCATTGCTGGTAGCTGGCGTCCTGCTTATCTCATTACCATCCTCGTCATACTCTACGATGTCCGGCATCAGCTCGTAAGCTGTTGGACTCAGCGGGTAAACGGGATCACCACCTTCAGCAGTTACGCCTATTTCTAACCCAGTGTCCCAGTACCAGCCGCCTTCAATTTCAAACTGTTGGCCGGGCCATTCAACATTAAGGAACGCCATGGCGTCTGCGGCTTCCTGCTCGTCTGTGAAGTTAATAGCGTAATTAGTGAAAGGATTGTTACCGTTTACGGATTTGGTCTTGTACTGTCCCTGAGAACCCGTGATATCCACCACTGTTGACAATAGCTCATAGGTCCGATCATCAATCGGCCCGGGCGCACCTTCTCCGGTAGTCTCGAACTGGTACCGCTGACGGTATTGGTTAGTCATGTTAGGACCACACACTACCCACATTTGTACTCTCATATTGGCTTGATCCTCACTAACTTGAAGCAGCCATTGGATTGTGCTGTTGTACCGCCCAAGTAGAAGTCTGTACCTAAAGGCATATTCGCCGTATCAACATTAGTCCCCGCCGTACCACTATCAATTGCCAGACTCATGCCGCTAGCTGAATCCTGTATTGCGACTATGGAATAGGTGGTATTAGCCGCAATTGTGTGTAAAACCTTGGCGATTATGGGGGTGCCTGTTACGTTCTTTTCAAAGACCAGATCACTGCCATCCATCCTTATACGAACATAGTTACTCGCATCAACCGCAGACTCAAACAGAATGACATCAGTCAAACCGTCTACAAAGGCAGTGAACTCGAATGTAATCTCGACATCATTAGCCGGCAAGTTACCCGCAACAGGATACGGCAGCGACTCCAGCGCCCGCGAGCCTGTGTCTGCATCTGAAAATATGTAGGAGGTGGGGTAGGCATTATTCTCATAACCACTGCCCCACAAGTACACACCAGAAGTACCGTCCCCGCTTATGCTAGCGAATCTTGCCGCTATCGGGGAGTCAATACATATGACATAGAGGTTACCTGCGGCCGTAGTTAAAGCTGTAAAAGAAAGCTGAAACTTAACACTGCCATCTCCCATGATTTCAGTATTGACGGATAAAATATCCGAATTACCTGCATCCGATACTGTGAGAGCACCGTCTCTTAAATCCACATTGTAGTATGCTGTGCCTATTCCGCCAGATGCTCCCGTGAACTGTATGTACCTGTATTCAGCTTCCTTAGCATAAATCGTAATTGAATAGTCTTCTCCAATAGTGAGAGGCTGAGCTTGGGTCACATAGCTGGCCTCGTTCGCCACTGTTGGAATGATCTTGTCCATAGTCAAAGCGCCATCAGGCGAGTCTATGGAGTCAGTCGCAACACTTGCAATTCCCGCGTGTACCCAAGCAGTCTGGTTAAAATCTTCAGACCACACAAACAGATCAGTCCCCGCCTCCTCTATCAGCACACCAAGCAGGGTGGCAGGATCAATCGGCGTAGTACCATCATCCTGTGTGTCGTAGTAGGTGACGCCATCAGGATCAAGTCTAGCGCCCATGTGCCGGGGGACACTTGCAGCTACAGAATTCAGCAGGCTATTATGGTCCGTCTGGTACGCACCAGAACCCCTAGCAAACATACCAGCCGTACCAATCTCCGGGATAGCTGTAGTAATCAGATCAGCGGAGAAGGTGAATGCGACAACAGGAATAGTCTCACTGGTTGACGTGTTATTACTCGTGCCATCAATCGTGGTCAGATTGATAAACCAGACAATTCTTTCACCGGGATTGATATCACGGTTATCTGTATAGTTGGTAGTGGGCGCGCTTATGGGCACATCAGGCTGTCCCGACCTAGTAATCAGATAGCTCGTGGCAGGATTGGCGTTATTACCGTTGTCATCCCAAGACAAGTCCACATTGGGATTATTGTATGTTGATGTGAAATTTAATGGCGCACCAACGGGGTTAAACGTCCCCCCTGCCTCCCAGAACTGTTTCCACTTATCAGGCAAAGCCCCCGTATATCCATATCCCTCAAGTATAGAAAACCACGCATCATTGAATTGATACTCTGCCTCGGGATACCCTTGAGCTATTGCAGCCTCGCGCCATGCATCAGGTAATGCATTGGAGGAGGCACCATTGGCCTGCAACCACTGAAGAAGCATATCATTAGTGGCACCAGTGAAGCCTTGTCCTCTCAGCGCCTCAAGGCGCGAGTCACTACGATGTGGCATTAGTTACCCGTAGACGCCTCAAGGAACGCAGCAACCAGTTGGTTGAACGTTTCCTCAATCGCCTGCGACCTCTGGTTAACAAGGAAGTCCGTCCCGATATGTAACCGAAGATCAGCCGCACCCGGAACACCATCGACCACAACTCCAGCATTCGATACACCGATAGGGCCTGACAGCACTACCGTTGCAACCGATCCCTGCAAGGTATTCAACTGGTTCAGCAGATACCGCTTGAACACCTTCAAGGTTCCGACGATAGACTGCCGGACATTCAACGGAGCACCGGACAGGTAAATCGCCATATCCGTAGCTGTTACCGTGGGGGCCGTAGTCCCTTGGACAACATCTTTCTTGCCGCCTGACCGTGAAAGGGTGAAGTGTGAGTCAGTTACCAAAGGGTCTTTTGATTGAACTTGAACGGAATATTGCGCCCAGATAACAGGCTCAAAAGCTGCGGGCAGTGCATCTGACTCAAAAGGATCAGGAAGCGCGCCAACAGGAACCAAAGCAGTATCCCTTGGACAATTTTCAAGTCCAGTGACAGAAAAGGCATTGGCGAATTTCGCATTACCAATATCACCCGCGCATATTACTACCGAATACTCACCTTCAGCAGGAACCACAAAAGGCGGGTCAATTGCTGCCTTTACAGTTTGTAACACATCCTCTTCACCGGCAGCAATGCTATAGCTAATGGCGGCTGACGCAACAGGACTCTGACCGACAGGATTGCCAGCAACAGAAGGATAAACGCCCACCTCAATATTTCTAGTGGCTGTTGAATTATACGTCATCCTCGCACCAACCTCGTATATAGCGGCGTTTGGAGGAACAACCGAAACCCGGGTTTGATGCACAGCCATAGCTTTATCATTCGCTATGAGTATAGATTCGGTAGTATTAAAGCCCAAATCACTCGGGCTGAAGCCTATGTATCCCATGGTACTCACTCCATCGTAAGAAGAACTAAAAGCCCCCATATTAGGTGGCGCTGTGAAGAATTCCCCAGTACGGTCTTGCAGGGGAAGAATAGCATTATCACCCACCTTATAACATGGACTGTTTTGACTAATTCTGTATCCATTAAGCTTAGGGTCATCCAAAACATCATTGGCCCCCGGCGTTATATCGCTATACACCTGCGGGAACCGAAAGTAACAGTTATAATCACCATAAGGGTCAGACGTTAGACCGGAGCCGCGAAAGGCGCCAACACCCCCCACAGCATCCACTCCAGAAAATATATTATTGCGAAAGCTTATATTTCCATCTCCGGCGTTAACCTTATTAGTAACAATCCAGCCGTTATTCACATTCAAAAACAGATTGGCATCTACCAATAAATCAAACGTACCTAAATCAAGGTTTCTGGAAAGACGAAAGCCAACCGCAGCCGTATCAACTATGTTTCCCCAGTATCGGCAATTAGAAACACCCGCGTTGATATGGAATGCTGGCCCCTTATCACTGGTAGTGTCCATGTTGGTGATAGTGTTGTAAGAAACATCAAACCAGTTGCCAAGGTCTACATCCTGATAGATACCAGCGCCATCGGTAGGAAAGTACTTTCCATATGTCATACCATCGATAAAGTTATTACGGATGGCAAATGGATTGCCTGGGGTGCCGTCTGTGGCTTCGTGATAAATCACGCCTCCACTAATAGATAGCCCGGAGTTAATGATTTGATTGTATTCAATAGAGCCAGTCATCACAGCACGGCGCGCATACACACCTGCATTATGACTATCCGTAATTGTGTTTCTGGCAATGTGCACATCACGAAATTCGGTGACGTTGTCGCTTGTTAGAAAAATGCCGTTAACACACCCGTGTATTTCACAATCCGTAACAATAGGCGTTAGATAAGAAGGACTACCGCTTGAGGCAGACAGGCGATAGCCTGCGCCACTCCACTGAAACCTGATATTGCGAGCAATGCCATTTACTGTTTTGAACTCCAGCGTGCCTTGTGACGCCAGAACATAATAAATAGGGCCATACTCTGTAACAGGATTTTGCGAGGCATAGATTAATAGTTTTGCATTATCTGCACCGTTTCCAAAAGTGAAAGACTGCTGACCGTACTCTGTGAAATCATGAACAGTTGTAGGGTTAGTTTGATTGTAATCTACCCGATCACCAAAAACGCCCAGCGTCCCCAAGCCAACCGTCATATACTTGGCTATTCCAGCATTATCAGGGTCACCAGTATCAAGCTCCCATACATCGGTAGCTATCTCTGTCCAATCACCGGCAGTGTTATTAACCTGATAGTATTCAAGTATAGGCAAATCACCGGAACCATAAGCGTCTACCGTTATATTATTGGCAGTCTGTATAGCCCATGGGGTGCTAAGGAGAAATTGCGAACCACGCTTTAAAAGAACTGTATCACTACCGACAAGTGCAGGAAGCTGCGAAGGGTCGTTATACGGCTCCTCTTCGGTGCCATTGAATGGCCCGCCCCACGCGCTGTCAATATAATAAATCAATGAGGCTTGCCACAGTTACGCGGCCTCTTCGCCGCTTTCTGCTTCTATTTCAGCCTTTGTCCGGCGCTTTCGCTTCGGCTTCTCCGCTTCCATCTCAGCCCGTACTTGAGCTTCAATCTCAGCCCTTAAAGCTTGTTCGTCTACCGCTTTAGGTAAAGCAGGAGCACTCTGGATGGCATGAGCTGCCGCCGCTGCAATCTGCGCAATGCGATCAGCCTCTTCCTGCTTTTTCGCACCTAAGCGTTCGGCGTTCAATTTCTGTTGCCGCTTCGCAACCTCGGTCTCTTTCTCATCCCAGTTACCGGACAAGACATCTTCGATAATGGCCGGTTCGATCCTGAGTTGATTGGCAATAAACTGAGTGTTATAGCCCTGCATATGAAGCTTCTTCGCAGAAGTACGATCAACAGCACGACAACCTTTCTTGTAAAGCGGCATAAAATCTCCTTTGCCCTACTCGCCGTAGCTTTCGGGCTATTGGTTTAGATTGTTTCTGACAAGTCCAAAGTCACCACCCGCTCATCATGAACGCGGACAGCACCGTGAACACAGTTGGTGTAAATCCTCCAGTCAAAACTAAAACCGGGGTCTTGCGCAACATGAGACGTCAGACCTTGGTTGACATTGAAGCCCATAGCGTCGTTAGTCATAGCGACACACGTGGCTTGGCCGGCACCCTCGGAGTTGAGGCGAGTGGATACGATCCACGCATACCCCATCCAATAGGCAATCTTGCCCTCTTCCAAAGGACGCAATGCGTTGTAGTCAGCATTCGTCGCTTCAGTCAGTTGGAGCAACTTACGCTTCTGGGCCGGCGATACCACAAAACACCTTGGCGTGTCTTGATCTACATCATTGCCGTCGAATATCTCACCAACCGCAGTGATGATATCGAAGCTGATAGACGTAGTGCCATCACCCAACTTCTGGCCAGCAGGGAGAGCTACCGTGCCCCCATTACCGTCATCGGCATCACGATCAACCGCGTCAAAGACTTCATCATCCATCGCCCGATACAGACCATACACTTGGTTTTGAGCCAGCGCGGAATTGGGGTCGATCAGGGTTTGAACGATGTCTTCCTGAGTGACCAGTTCACCCTTGTCAGACACGATAGGAATTGAACGCCTGCGCGAGAAAACATCGCCGTCTTCAGGGGTCGCCGTCTTCAGTCCGGGAGTCTTGGAATTGGCTTCACCTTTATCCAGCCTTTCCCAGTTATGACCGCCTGACTCTTGAGCACGATACATTACCCACGGCTCCATCTTCATCCGCATTTGCTGCGAAAGATACTGGATCGTAGATTCATAGGTCTCGATATGGACCGGTGTTACATTGCTTGCTGCCATGTGATTATCCTCACAAAAAGTTAGTTAAATACTTTTCGATGAGGCTACCCGTACCACACGGACCTGTACCTAGACGTTTATCGTCGCGCCTTATGACGTTATGTGGCTTGCAAGGGACTGTTACCAGCTATCCAGCCACGTACCAATAATAACACTGGTTAAAAAATGATCAATGCCTACCAGCGGCAGCGATATGCTCCATACGCTTGGCATTCAATTCTTCATATCCCACATCATGAGCGCGCATTTCACGCAATTGCCCCATAATTTCCATAGCCTTTGATCTGTGCTCGTCTGGTGTAAGCGTCCTGGCACCCGCATGGACCTGCCGGACAAACTGACTTTGCTCGTCACCCATTTCCACCATCTTATGCACCAGCCCGTCTAACATCATCACAACATTGGCATCCAACTTCCCCGACATCATCTGATCAATAAACCCTTCAGGGGCGTAATCAGCCAAAGCTGCCGCAGTCCTAGCTAAATGTTCTTCCCTAGCTGCACCAAGCTTCTCATTTAGTATGGATTTCTGCTGTTCCTGCCACATCATCTGGTTATCTTGGGCAGACTTCTGCTCACCAGCCATTCGATCCACGAACTCTGTAAACTGATCTTGCCCCCATTGGTGTTTGTGGGCGAACTCTCGCACAGCCTTGACACCTTCAGGGTCCATGCCCTCCGGTATCTTATAGCCTTCAGGCTCTTTAGGTGGCTTCTCGCCTGACTTAGCTTCCATAATGCCGGGGATCTTCTCCACAGCCTTTTGAATATACTCTCGCTGCTGCTCCTCAGACGCATCAGGCGGAGGAATTTTAACGTGAGTCTCGGACATATTACCCTGCATTTTTGCAATACCCGTGATATCAGCAATCACCTGCGTCAACTCCGGGGGTCTACCATCCTCACTCCGTCGAAAATACGGCAATTCTTGAATCTCACCCGGCAGACTGTCATACCATGCCGACGGCAAACCTTCTGTAGTCTCTTCACTCACTAACAATTACCTCTTCTTTCAATCTACGGCCATCCTGAAAAGCCTCAAGCTCTCGATAACAATCCAGCAAAGCAGCGTTATAGGCCATGCGCTTAGTGTCTTCGTGATAGACAGAACCACTACCCCACGCTTGCTTGAGATCCTCCATAAGTGCCACACCTTCCTCGGTATTCAGGCACCTGTGAAACATGGCTAGCAGGTTCTCACGGTCCATTCATAGCCTCTCGGCCAGCACCCTGAGCTTCCATAGCTTTACCCTGCTGTTCAGCCAACATAGCCTGCTGTGCAGCCTCCTGTGCTGCCTTACGCTCATCCTGCAAGACCTTAACCTCGGCAGCATCGCGCATAATACTCGCGGGGGCATTCAGCTTGCGGCCTATCTCACGAACACCCTTCTCAGCGTCGATAGTATCCAAGGCTTCCGGCCAAGCCTGCCCAGCATTAGCAGCCGCTGCCATCGTCCGTTCAATAGCACCAACGCCATCAATCTGCTGTGCCCTAGACAGAGAACCAAGGTAGACAATGTCCAAATCGGCCCCACCCTGTGGTACGGCTTCAGGGGGTGGAGGTAATTGCTTGTCCCTGATCAGCATGTTAAACGCACGCTCGATCATGGGATTCAAGATATCCACCCGAATCTGGCCCAGCGTGGCACTCAGGTAGCGCTGTAATCTCTCATACCTGATCTGTGCCTCAGTGGCAGACATCGGAGTACCCTGTGGTGCCGGGAAGTCCAAAGCGTCAGCCAAATAGTAATTCCTTATATTCCTCTCTAATCGTTCAATCTCATTGTTCATATCCACCGGACTACCACCCGAAGGCATAGCCGCAACACCTGAGATATTCCTAACCACAGAGACAGTCCCCTGCCCTTGATTCAATTGGTTGACATTGGCCCTCTCCTCTACCAATAGCGGCCAGTCATTGGACTTGGCAGCCTTACGCTGATTAGACCGGATACACGCATTCAGGTTAAGGATATCAGCAAGGGCGACCATACTGGGAGAATTGCCCCATTGACTAGAATTCGTAGTATCCCACCTACCCACAAAGGCGGGCATGTCATAGTAACCCCCCTCCTTACCTATCATTTCCTGTGTAGAGGTGAGGATATAGCACCATGCCCACGGTCTACGAGACGGAGCCTGTCGTTCACCCCACTTCAGTATTTTGTTATTACGGGGGTAGACAGCGAAAAGGACGTCCTGCTTTTGCGTATTCCCCGCCTTATCCATCTCCTTTATAGATTCTGGCGCATCATCCCCAAACTTACGTAGAATCTGCTGTGGGCTCCACTCTAGGGCTCGATAGAAGCGGACAGCACCCCCATCAAGATCTTCCTCGAAGAAAGCCTCCTTAAGCGGTACAGACTGAAACAGCAATCCATTCCAGTCCCGTTGCCCCGGCTTCTCCTCTAGAGTGAGGACAGCAGTCCCCGGTCCTACCAAGTCTTGATAGACCTTGTTGATCTCCAGATCAAAGTTGGAGTCCTGAAGCTCATAGTAAATACGATCCGAGACATCCTGCACCCATTGGGTTACAGCCTTGTTAGCATTCAGCTTCTCATCTCGAAATCGGATGTCAAACCATCTAATAGCGGGGGAGGTGATATCACCGTGCAGGCGAGAGGCAAGGTTCTTGGCTGACTGCTGGGCAACGGAATCGAAGTTCTCCCGCTGCTCAAACCAGTCTACAGACTGTTCATACTTCTGATCACGGAAGAACCTACCCCGAAAGGGTTGAACAAACCGGGTGATAGCATCCCACATCTGTTGCACAGTCTGACGCTGGGCGACCTGATCTGTGTACCTTTTGACCAAATCCTGCGTCAGTTCGGACATATCTGTACAGCCAGTGAACAATTCATGGCCGTATTGTGCATTATCTGTACAGGCTGGTCAAACATTAACCACTGTCCTGCCAGATATGCCCGACAATCCCATGATAGCCGACCTTTCTGCCGCCATAATCACTGCATCAGCCTTGTCTGTACTCCTACCCAGCCGCTTCTTAATCTGCTCTTTGGACTCTATGAGTATCCCCGTAGCCTTGAGCTGATAGGTAGGGGCACACAATTCAGCCTTTAGCTGCTGATCCCTCGGAAGGGTTATCGGATGCCCATTAGCAGGGTTAAGTAAGTCCCGAAACTGCCACCACAATTGTGCCCGTTTGTTAGCGAACGATAACGTGCCGGACCAGTCTGTATCCTGCTTTGCGCCTTCTGCAGCGTTTACCGGAATAACACGTCCAGATATGTACATTTTCAGGATATCGACCACTGACGCGCCTATCCCAATCACGTCAACATGGACAGGACAGTGACTTATAGCCAATAGATCAATAACCTTTCCCGCTACCGTCTGACCGTCTGTAATCGTCCTGCCATCCCACTCTTGAAGCTCGTGATAATACCAATCCTCTCTACATGCCATTACGGTGGAATCAGCACCCCCTCTGGATGGATCGACGCCAGCGCTCACAATCTTAGTCGGGTTAAATAGCCTTGGCTCCCACCTTGCCATAGCCTCGTCTACCCATGCACTGGGGATGACCTGCCACTCCCCATCTTCACGGCCTGCGGTGAAATCTCCATATAGCATCTGGCTGCGTAATGGTTCAGGTAGGGCTTGAAGCGTGGCAATATAGGCTGTGTCTCTAAGGTACGCATTATCTTGAACCTTGGCTGGTATGAATGTCCTAGACTGCGGGAGAAGCCGCTCACCAGCTATTGTGACCCTCTTGGGACCATCTACTAATATCTCTCTGCCTTGGCTTGTGACGTACCACAAAAGCTCGCCAGGTGGGTGTGGATATAGCTCGTGATTAGTGTCTAACCATGGGGCAAACCACTCTACCAACCACTGACCCTCGGAACTAGTCGGAGGATTAGAACACAG